AGAAGAAGTTGACTTCATAGCCCTAGTAGAATACCCTGCAATTCAGAAAAACTTCCTAGCCTTTTCTCAGCAGTTTGTAGAACCTAGCCAAGGTGAAAGCAAAGAAGATTTTTTGCCTAGATGTATTGAGTATGTGATCAATGAAGGTAAGGAATCAGAGCAGGCAGTAGCTATCTGCTCCAATTTATGGGAAGGTAGATTCCAAGAAGATTCATATAATGACTACCCTCAATCAGCAAAGGATAACGCAGAACGGGGAATCCGTTTGAATGAAGAAATCGGGAATAGATGCGCTACTCAGGTAGGGAAAGTTCGTGCTACTCAAATCATGAATGGTGAGAACCTTTCTAGGGAGACCATAAAAAGAACTTACTCCTACCTTAGCAGGGCTGCCGAATATTATAACCCTGAAGATACAGAAGCCTGTGGGACTATCTCATATCTTTTATGGGGTGGTGAACCAATGCTTCGATGGGCAGAAAGCAAGATGAATCAAGAAGACTTCAGATCTGTAGGATTCAACAAATTTAGCATTGAGAATCAAGATCAGAGAATAGTCACAGGTGCTTTGATGATTGCGGATCTACCGATCTACAGAAGGGATGAAGATGAAGAATACTATGTTTCCTTTTCTGCTGCTGAGATCAAAAAAATAGTACAGAGATTCTTCAAGAAGGGCTACCAATCAAAGGTAAATGTGGAGCATTCTACCCCTGTTGATGGGGTCTATATGTTTGAATCTTTCATCATTGATCGGGAGAAGGGAATCATGCCTCCTAAAGGTTTTGAAGATATCTCAAATGGGTCATGGTTCGGTAGCTTCAAAGTAGATAACGAGAAGATATGGAACGAAGTGAAGGCAGGTACTTTCAAAGGGTTCTCTGTGGAGGGACTTTTCAGATATGAGAAGACCAATAAGGTGATCACACAGGAGGAACAGATCATGCAGCAGATCTTCAAAATTCTTAGCCAAATTGAACAAAATTAACTTACTAAATATTTACAATTATGAACGCAAAAGAAGCACTAGTAGAAATCAAAAAACTACTTTTCTCAGAGGCAGAAAAGCAGGCAGCCTTCGCATTGGTTGAAGGTAAGCTAGTAGATGGCACTATGGTAGCCTATGATCTTGAGGCAGGAGATATCTTTGTAATTGGTGAAGATGGGGCACAAATCCCTGCACCTATTGGAGAGCATCAACTAGAATCAGGTGAAGTAGTAGTAGTCCTTGAAGAAGGTAAAATTGCAGAAGTAAAGAAGGCAGAAGAAGAAGCTAAAATCGAAGTTGAGATTGAGGCATCTGCTGAAGAAGTACCTGCTGAAGAACCTAAGAAGGATGAAGCAATGGCTAAAGTAGAACAGGCTATGGGTGACCTTGAAAAAAAGGTAGAAGAATTGGTTGCAAAAGTTAAGGCAATGGAAGAAAAAGCAGGTAGCGTAGAGGAAGCGGTGAAGATGTCCGCAGTAGTCCTTGAGTCTCTTGCAAAAGAACCAAGTGATAAAGCAATCACAGCCCCTAATCAATTTGCAAAGCAATTGAAAGTAGAAAAAGTAGACAGGTATAACAGCCTTCAAAACGCATTTCAAAAATTAAAACAAAAATAAAATGGCACTAGATTTATCAGGTTTAACAAACTATGTAAAAGAGAACGAATTGCAGTTGACTTCTGCTGCTATCTTCTCAGCAAAAACTGCTTCTTTGATCGAAGCACTAGGTAATGTTCAGGTGGGTGTGAAATCCGCTGAGACAATTAACATCATGACTACTGATGCAGTATTCCAAGCAGGTGGTACTTGTGGTTTCAACAGTTCAGGAACTACCACTATCACTCAGAGAACCATCACAGTAGGAAAGATTAAAATTCAGGAATCAATTTGCCCTAAGGCATTTGAAGCAAAGTACACTCAGAAGGCTTTGAGAGAAGGATCTACCTATGACTACATGGCATACGCTGCTGAGTATTCTGCACAGAAAGTAGAAAGAATTGGTGCTGCTTTGGAAACTGCTATTTGGCAGGGTGACACAGGAAGCGGAAATGCTCAATTGAACAAGTTTAATGGCTTTGGTACTATCATTAATGCGCTTGGTTTTGGTGGTGCAGGTGATCCAATCAATGGAAACTCTGCCAATGTTACTACATTGACTACTTCTACTGTGATCGCTGCTGTTGATGCAGTATTTGCTGCCCTTCCTGCTGAACTTTTGGACAAGTCTGATGTAGTTATCTTTGCAGGTAATGACACATTCCGTGAGTATGTTCTAGCTTTGAGAAACGCTAACCTATTCCACTACCCTGTAGATGCAGCGAACATGGAATTGATCATCCCAGGTACAAATGTGAAGTTGATCGGTGTGAACGGATTGAATGGCACAGATTACCTAGTAGGTTTGTCTATGTCAAATATGTACCTAGGTACTGATCTTTTGAATGAGCAGGATCGCTTCGAATTGTTCTATGCTAAGGAAGCAGATGAAATGAGATTCGTAGTAGAATTCAAAATGGGTGTACAACTAGCCTTCCCTGACCAAGTAGTGTTTTGGAAGAAGTATGTTGCTCCTTAAATAAAAAAATTGGGGAAGATGGTGGCGTCTTCCCCTTCACTTTATAAATTAATATAAATATGCCTTGTGCCTTAACTCAGAGTTATACGCTTGATTGCAAAGATAGCGTAGGCGGTTTAGTAGCCGTGTACTTTGCACCTTATGAAGATTTGGCAACAGTAACCATAGCAGCAGGAGTAGTGACTACTTTGACTATGGATGCTACCAAGAGATTCTACAAATATGATTTGGTAAAAGAATCTTCCAACTTCGCTGAGGCTGTGAATACTAATGTGCAGAATGGTACTATTTTCTATGCTCAGACTCTCGAAATTATCCTTAACAAATTGCAAGTAAATACCCGAAATGAGATTGTTCTTTTGGGTAAAAACAGACTTGCTGTGATTGCTACAGATAATAACGGGGAAAATTGGTTCTTGGGTGTAGGTAATGGTTTGGATCTTACAGGTGGAGGAAGTGCTTCAGGTACTGCCTTCGGTGATAGATCAGGTTATACATTGACCTTCACAGGTAATGAGAAAGAACTCTGCCCTAAAGTGACAGCGGTGATTCCAATTACCTAAAATATTTGGTTTGTTGTTTAGATGTGAAAGCACCCTCAATTTTGGGGGTGTTTTTTTTGTGTACATTCTGAAGGGTTTTTGTATTTAAAGGTATGGTGATAATTCAGAAGGGGGTGAATAGTGTGATCTACATAGCCCTATTTGACAAAAGAGAAACTAGCAGCAATTCCTACACCTTTCTATTTCAGAATGAAGTGACAAAGGAAGAAGTGACCTTAACCCTTACAGATGTGAGTGATTTCAAGCAGAGATCTTCAGAGTTCAATATCTTGCAGGCATCTTTCACTAATGGAACTGTAGGATTTTGGCGGTACTATGTAACCCAAACGGGTAGCGGTGCTGAGATTATTGCGACAGGAAAAATGGAATTGACTGCACCTGATCTATCTACTACAGGAGTGGTGAGATATAATGGGTATAATGGTAACTATAAGACCTACACAACAGCATGATAAAATTATTCAAGTTTGATCAAGTGCCTCTGCCCGTTTACAAAGAAGTTAAGGGGAAGGACTACATCTACTACGGGGAAAAGAATGACTACCCGAACTACCTACTTAGGATCTATAACAATAGCGCAAAGAATAACGCTATCATAACGGGTAAGGTAGACTACATCTGTGGGAATGGGTGGACTGTCAAGGCTGAAGATGAAATGCAGAAGGCGAAGGCATTTGGCTTGATTGATCGAATCAACACCAAGCAGGAAAGCCTGAACGAATTGACAAAGAAGCTAGTGACTGATCTATCCATCTTTGGAGGCTACTACCTTCAGGTGATTTGGACAAAGGGCACGGGGGAGATAGCAGAACTTTACCATGTAGACTACTACAAGGTGAGAACAAATGCAGACAATAGTGAATTCTATGTGTCTGACAATTGGATCAAGAATGACAATGTCAATCCTAGACCTGATTTCGAGACCTACCCTGCATTTGATCCTAATAACACCACAGGTACACAGATCCTATACTTCAAAGAATACAGAGCAGGAGCAAATACCTATTCTTTGCCTGACTACAGAGGGGCTATCTCTTACATTGAACTAGACATCTCTATCGGGGAGTACCATCTGAACACCATAAACAACGGGATGTTCTCAAGCAAGTTAATTAACTTGAACGGAGGGAAGGTATCCCAGGAGGAAGAGGATCGAATTGAAAGACAATTCAAAGACAAATTTGCAGGATCTAAGAATGCAGGAAAATTCATGCTAGCATTCAATGACAGCAAAGAGAATGAACCTTCAATCATTGACCTATCGGGTACTGAATTAGATAAGCACTTTGATCTACTAAATAAGACAGTACAGCAGGAGATCTTCACAGGTCATAAGGTGACTAGTCCTATGCTTTTTGGAGTTAAGACTGAAGGGCAGCTAGGAGGCAGAGCAGAAATGAGAGAGGCTTCTGAGTTATTTCAGAACACCTATGTAAACTCAAAGCAGCAAGCCCTAGAGGAAGTAGTCAACTATCTTTTGAAGTTCAATGATATCATAGCTGAACTTGAAATCAAGAAGACTGAACCTATCTCCTTCCAATTCACAGAGCAGATCATCAGCACTAACATGACTCAGGATGAGATCCGTGAGAAGCTAGGACTTGCACCAATTGAGAAGAAGGAAACAGCAGGAGCGCAGGACATAATCAACTCATTGAACAGCCTATCCCCATTGATCGCCACCAAGGTAGTGGAGTCTATGGATGTAAACGAACTTCGTAGCTTGATTGGTCTTCCTGTACGGACTGAAATAGTCACCCCTACAGAAGTCATCACAGATCCTACCCAAGGATTCTCTGATCACCTACACCTTGAATGTAGCATCTCAGAACATGATGCAAATATCCTAGAAAAGTTTGAAGGGAAAGGTATTGCAAAAGATAAATTCAAAGTGATTGAAAGTTCAAAGACTCACTTCTCTAGCATGGATGATTTTGTCAAGCAGGATCTCTTTGCTGAGTATATGCTCAATGAAGTACAGAAGAAGATCATCACTCAGATCCAAAGAAATGAGGCGGTGACCATCCCACAAATAGCCAAGGCAGTAGGGATAGATGAAGCATCTGTGATCTCAAGAATCAATACTTTGATTGATGATCAGGTACTAGTAGAAAAAATCACCAGTGAAGGATTGATCACTAGATCCGTGACTAGATCAGGGGTAGCAGCTATCAAAAGACTTCAACCTGTGACTTCCTTCAAGGTGCTTTATAGCTATGAAAAAAGACCTAATATCCCTGATGCAAAAAGCGGATCAAGACCTTTGTGTGCAGAATTAATCAAAAGAGATTTATTCTTTACAAGGGAAGAAATTCAAAATTTATCCAATCAGCTAGGCTATAGTGTATTTCAATTGTGCGGTGGATGGTACACCAACCCTGACACAGGCAAAAGAACTCCTTTCTGCCGACATGAGTGGAAAAGAAATGTAGTAGTAGAAAAGACATCACGATGAGCGCAAATGTATTAATGATATCGGAGCAGTCATTCAAAGACTTCACAGTAGCCTCCGCAAATATTGACCTAAAGAATGTGACTCAAGTCATCAAGATGACTCAGGACAGGTATATACATCCTATCTGTGGGACTGCCCTATATGATAAGATCCTCACACTCATTTCAGCAGGCACTATAGGACAGGGTGGGAATGCAGTCTACAAAACATTCCTTGATAACTTTCTAACAGATACCCTATTTAACTATGTCCTAGGTGAACTGCCTATGGCTATGCAGTACAAATTTGTAAATAAGGGAGTGGTGAAGCGCAAATCAGAGAACATCACAGAACCTACCTTTGCAGAATTGCAGAGCATCAGCCAATACTACAAGGGATATGCTGAGTGGTATGCTGAACGGGCTATCAATTACCTATGTGCAAATAGTACCCTATACCCTGAGTACTTGAACCCAGGATCTGATGTGACTACTATCCAACCTGTAAGCAATCAGTACAAGGTGGCAATCAATCTAGGCAGGGGAGACTATGAAGATCACAGGCCATACTCTGAAAGATACCAAGGGAACAGATACAAAAAACCATTCTAAAAAATGGCTTACAGCAAAAAC